TTCAGAAGGTCAAGGACGACGCGGCCATGGACCGGGCCGTGCAGGACGACGACGCGGCACTCAACCTCGCGGCGGTCGACGCCAAGAGGCAGGTGTCGGGAACCATCGCATCGTAAACCAGAGGAGATTGAAGCATGCAGCAGAGAAACCCGTGGCTTTGGGGTGTCCCCATGAGCGAGATGGAACCCACCCCGGAGCCCACTCCTGAGCCTGAGCCTGAGCCTGAGCCCAAGAGTGACGAGGTGACGCCCTCCGCCGACGGAGCGAAGCCGTGGGACACGATGACGACCCACGCGCAGATCGACGCTTGGGCTGACCAGCAGGGTTTCTCTCGCGGCGAAGACTGGGGCCGGATGAACCTTGCCGCCAAGCGCCTCTGGCTCGTGGACTACTTCGACGGCGCTGAGCCGTGGAACGACGCCTGACAGGGTTGGTCTTACTTCCGCTTGCCTGATCGCCCGACTGCGCGCTAAATCATGGGCAACTGAGAGAGGGGAATGTTGTGACGGCGGTACCACTGCTCAATCCGCAACTTGACTTGGAGGGCGCGCGGCAAATCATCGCCGTCGCCCGCACTCGTCTGGCGAGGATTGAGGAGCGTCTTCACGGCACCTGCCTTGACCGGGAGGAATACCTCAAGGCCTTCGGCGCGGCGGCGACGCTGCGCGAGGTCCTTTCCGAAATGGAACATCAGTACAGGATGATCGTAAACCAATGACAGGACTTCTCCTGCCCAGACATCAGGCGGCGGCACTCGCCCGCAGCAAGGCCGAGGTCTCCCAGAGGGACGCCTCGACCGCATCGGCCATCAGCACCCGCAGCACCAACGCCATGCTCGCCTCGGACGACTTCGTCTCCGTTCATGACGTGAAGGACCAGCTTGCCAAGCTCGATGCCTACATCAGGGATCGCCGGGAAAACCAGCCCGACTATACCCTGCCCAAGCCCAGCGGCTGGAAGCTCATGCTGCTGATCCTGACGATCCCCGACGAGACCGCCGGGGGCCTGATCCTGATCGACGACAGCAAGGAGGCCAAGAGCCTCGCCTCGCCGCAGGGCGTGATCTTGGATATGGGCCCGGCGGCCTATACCGACGCGAACCGCTTCTCGGTCCATGGGGAGCTGAGCCCGTGGCATGAGCGCGGGGACCGGATCTCCTTCGTGCGCTATGATGCGGCCATGTTCCAGCTTTCGAACGGGCAGCGCCTCGGCTTTCTCAATGACACGCAGCCGGTGGCGCGGATTGACAGGGGGTGGGAACTGCCATGCTGACCTTCATGCAAAAACTCTGCCGTCGCCCGGAGGGGGAAGACGGTGGTGGCGGGGGCGATGCCCCGGCGACAGACCGCAACGCCAAACTCGAGCAGCGCGTCGAGGCCCTCACGGGGCAACTCTCCGGCTTCTTGAGTAAGGCTCAGAAGCAGGAGGCCGAGAGCGCCGCCATGCGGGCGGAGAACGTCATCCGGGCCGCCATCGAGAAGGGTGAGAAGGAGGTCACCGACGCGGAGACCGCCCTCGCCAAGGCCATTGAGGACGGCGACGCCGGGACGATTGCCCGGGCGCAGCGCGACATGGCCCAGAAGGCGGCCCGCCTTGAGCGCATCAACGCCGAGGCCGATCAGGTCCGGCGCGACATGAAGAAACCCGAGCGCCGCTCCGGTGGCGCTGGCGGCGGCGACCTCGACACCACCAACCTCGACAACTGGAAGAGCAAGCACTCTTCGTGGTACGGTGTCGACAAGGAGATGACCAAGGCCGCCCATGAGATCGACGCCAAGATCAGGGAAGCAGGGGCCATCACACCCGGGACGGAGGAGTACTTCAATGCGGTGGACCGGCAAATGAGTGCCCGTTTCCCTGACAAGCTGTCTGGCTCCCCCCAGACAGGCAGCCGCTCGAGTTCCGCCAATCCTCCCGGCGGCTCGGGCGGCGGCCAGCGGATCGCCGCTTCTGTCGCCGAGGGCTACCGCCGCATGGGGATCAACATCGACGACCCCAAGGTGGCAGCTCGCATGATCGCCAACCGCGAGAAGGCCGTCCAGAAAGGCTTCCTTCCTGCCCAGCCCGTGACCGGAAGGATCATCGAGAGATGAGCGAAAGAGACGAGCGCGAGCGCACCGCCGCCACCAAGAGCCGTGCCGCCGACGATACCCGCACACTGGAGAGGCCGAAGATGGATGCTTGGTCACCGGCCTCCGCCCTTGAAATGCCCACGGGTGGCGGTGATTACCGCTTCCGGTGGATCGCCGAATATGTGAATGGTGTTCACACACCCCGCAACGTCCAGACCGCGATCCGGGAAGGCTACGAGCGGGTCAGAATTACGGAGCTGCCTGACGACTTCATCGTCGATGAGGACGTCAAGGGTGACGGGTACGCCCGCACCGGGGGATTGATCCTCATGCGGCTTCCGGAAACCTTCGCCCTGCAGCGGGAGCGCTACTACTCCGGCAGGTCGAAGGAGGCTCTCGAGGGCGCAAACGTCCTGCAAGGAATTGCCGGGAAGAATGCGGTCTACGAGGACCGGGGCACGCGGACCCTCTCGGGGGCAGATGCCGGTGCCGCACTGAAAAGCATGTCCAGAGGCTAACCTCTCGAAAGGAGTATACAGATGGCTGGATTTGGTCTTCGGCTGGTGCGCAGCCAAGGCATGGAGGGCTACACCGGGAACCTGTTCGACTATCCGATCAACCCGGCGAACACCTCTCCGATCTTCACGGGCGACGTCGTTGCCCTGAATGCTGGCTTCGCTCGCGAAGCAACGCTGGGCGGCACTGTCGCCTCGCAGAACGACTTCCCGATCCTCGGTGTCTTCGCCGGGTGCCGGTACGTCGATGCTGACGGCTCCTACGTCTTCAAGAACCAGTGGAATGGCGCTCCCGGGCGCAGCGAGTGCATCGCGCATGTCGCAATCCCCCCGGTCGGCCTCTTCTGGATCCGGGGCGCTGCTGGTCAGGTCTATACCCAAGCGGACATCGGGGTGCGCAAAGGCGTCCTGTGGAACGCTGGGTCGGTGAAGTACGGCGACAGCCGTCTCACCCTCGGAGCCGCCGGGGCAAACGTCGCCACCGGCCCGTTGTTCGTTCACCGCCTTGCCCAGCTTCCGGGAAACACCCTCGCGTCGGCCGAGCCGATCTTCGAGGTCAGTGTCGTCCGTCAGCAGGGTCTCGGCGCAGATCCCGTTTAAGGAGGGCCAGATATGGCAGCCATCAACCGCGCAGCTCTGGCCGAACACCTGTGGCCGGGCATCATCGAGTTCTTCGGCATGGAGTACTCGGACTACGAAGACCAGTACGGGTACGTCTTCACGACCCGTGGCTCGACCAAAGCCTATGAAGAGTACGTCATGGAGAGCGGCTTCGGCCTCGCTCCCGTCAAGGAGGCCGGTGCTCCGGTCAGCTTCGACGAAGCGGCGGATACTTGGAAGGGCCGCGTCGAGATGGTCGCCTACGCCCTTGGCTTCGTGATCACCCGCGAGGCCGTGGAAGACGACCAGTACTTCGACCTCGTTCCCCGGTACACCCGGGCCCTGAAACGGTCGATGAAGCAGACCAAGGAAGTCCGTGCTGCGGCCTTCGTCGACGGCGTGTTCACCACGTCCCAGACTGGCGACGGCGTGTCGGTGGTCAACACCGCCCACCCGCTGAAGAACGGCAACACCTTCTCGAACCGGGCGGCCGCCAACGCCGACCTGAACGAGACTTCGCTCGAGGCGGCGATCATCCAGATCGCGGACTATGTCGACGAGCGGGGGCTGCGCATCTCGGTTCAGCCGAAGTCGATGGTCGTTCCGAACGGCCTGCAGTTCACCGCCGAGCGTCTGATGAAGACGACCGTTGGGCGGGTCGGGACCGGCGACAACGACGTGGCGGCGCTCCACACGATGGGGATGATCCCGGAGGGGTACAAGATCAACAACTACCTTTCCGATCCCCGGGCGTGGTTCCTGACCACGAACGTGGCCGAAGGGATGACCCACTGGGCACGCACTCCGCTCGACATCGAGCAGGGGGATGGGTC